ATACCGTCACCCCCCCCCATCAGATAGTCATGGAAGTTACCACTCTGTGAGCCGTGTGTAAATGAAATATTGCACACTACCCACATCTCCCCACCTATTTCCCTCCACAGGCGGCAGAATGCGTAATCCTCACCGACCCATCGGCCACCGCTCACCCCTTGGGGGAACAGGTCGTACATCTCACCGTTCTCATCGCACACGTACCGCTGACCCGGGTACGCTGCCACCATACGCTCCAGGGCGCTCCGGTGGATGCACAGGAAGCCGGTGGGCACCGCTGCGGCAGCCACACAGCCGTCAGCACGCTGCACAGGGCAGTCGTTGGGCGTGGTGTGGATGACGACCGGGAAGCGTAGCGGCTCGGTCTTGAGCGGGTAGATGCCGGCGACCACTTCGCCCGGGGTCTCGATCACCTTGAGCGCGGCGGTCGCCGGCCAGGATATGTCGTCATCCAAGAAGAACAGCACGTCGGCGCCTGAGTCGAGGAAATGCTTGACAATCTGGTTACGGGCCGTCTGCACGTAGCAGCAACCCGTCACCATGTAAAACTCGGTTGTGTGGCCGCGCTCAGTACACAGGGCAATGGTCTGCTCCAGCGAGTCGAGAAACGGCGCGTAGGTGATACCTCGGTATGATGGGGTGGCGAATAGGATGTGCATGGTGGCTCACATGTAGCGAGGGCCGGTGGTAGATAGTCACACCGGCCCTCTGGTTATCAGCAGTTCTTCATCTTCATGCCGGCCATCGGCTTGCCGACCGTGATGGTCATGCCGCCTGATGGCTTGGCCTTGACCTTGGGTTTGCGGTTCTGGATCGTCGGAAGTTTAGGCGGCATACTACGCCTCGCCTTTCATCAGACCCGCCGCAACCAGGGTTGCTCTCATCTCATTGCACAGTGCGACGATTGCGTCGGCTTGGGCCGCTGCACCGAACCCGAACGGCGTGGTCGAGGTGGCTGCGGTCGTGGTGACGGCTGCCTGATCAGCACCAGCACGCATACCGATGGGCAGGGTGCCCGACAGCGGGCCGTATTGTACGAATGTGGTAGAATCGAGAGACATGGTTATTTCTCCTTATTGTGTGGTCAATCGGTTAGAGTGACGAAAAGGTGTTGCAAGTTAACTTACTGTGTGGTACAAAACATTCGCACCACACACCCCAAAGGAGGATTGAAAATGAAACTTAAACCAGACCAGAGACTTGTCCAGAAGGATTTTGACTGCATCAAACCCGGTGAAGTGTACGGCGGTCTCACTGTCCGAGAGACTTACGTTATTGAGGGGACGTACAACTACATCGCCCGGTGCGATTGCAAATGTGGTGTGACTGGTTTTATCACCCGTGTCAATCAGTTGAGGACCAAAAACCGACCCGCTATCAGTTGTGGCTGCTCCCGTAAAAAACACGGTCGGTGGGGCGAACCCCTGTTTATAGTGTGGCGAAACATGATGAACCGATGCTACGATCCTACAAACAAGAGATACACCCGGTACGGCGGTAGGGGCATATCTGTGTGCCCAGACTGGCACGATATGGATAAATTTCTTGAGGATATGCATTACGGCCACGCTGTTGGTCTCCAGATCGACCGAATCGACAACGATGGGGATTATGGGCCTTTTAACTGTCGATGGGTGACCCATTCTGAAAACTCCCGAAATAAATCCACTAACACTCTTCTTACTTACAACGGGGAGACAAAGTGTCTCACGGAATGGGCGGAGATAGTCGGACTTACCGTTGGCACCCTATGGGACCGTATTAAGGTCCGAAAATGGGATGTTACTAAAAGTCTGACTACCCCACCCATGACCAATGCTGAAACCATGAAACTGGCGTGTGCTGCTCGGAGAAAACCTAAGTAAATCAACTACTTACTCATGAGGCAAGTCTAACGGCCCATTCTGGCCGATGTACAGCAAATCCGCCCAAAACATCCAATCTCGTTATCGTAGCCGAACTCATGATGTCATAACCCGTAACGATTCGCATCGAGATTCCTTCCTCGCTGACGCGGGTTGCGCGGCAGTTCGGCATGTCGATGGGGAGGTCGGCGGTACCGAGTGTGAATGCCGATTCGTGGAAAGCCATGTTCTGCGGGCTGACCGTGGATGCCGCGCCGGTCGTGAACACCACGGCTGCGGTGGCGCTGGTTGCCACAACGGCTACGGTGCCGTATGCGGTAGTCGGGCCGACTACCTTGGGCGGGTTGCTGACGACCACGTTGTTGGCGCCGGTTGCCAGGGTGACCGCTTCGGCCACGACGAACTGGTACAGGATGCCGGTGTTCTGCTGGTTGTCGGGGTTGACCGCGTAGACGTTGGCGACAGTGAACGCGTCGCCCGGGACCAGGGTTTTGGTGTTGTCGCCGGAAGCCGCCGTGAAGACCATGGTTGCCGAGGGTGTTGCACCGGCTGTCCATGCGACCGTGGTGGTGGTCTCGGCACCGGAGATGGCGCGGGTACCGCTGGTGAAGGAGTAGACGTTCTGATCCTTGGCGAACTGGAAGCCGAGAGCATCACCCAGGTATCCTTTGCGGTACTGCTCGGCCATCAGACCCTGCGGGTTGAACAGGCCCGACAGGCTGGCGACCGAGCTGGCGTGTGCAGCCGAGTTGAGGACCATGTGACGGTTGCCGTCGTTCGGGGCACACTGGTTGTCCAGCAGCAGGCCGGCGTTCAGGAATGCGGTCGGCGCATTGTACTGCAAGAGACCCGCAGCCGATCCGCCCGCCGTGCCGATGGTGGTACCGGGGGTGCCGATGACGGTGTTGATCGGGCCGGCGCCCGGGCAGGCGTAGGAGCCGAGGCTGTTGGCGGTCGGGTAGAGACCGGTGCAGGCAGCCACATGGCACTCCAGGTCCATCTGCGATGCCATCTTGCTGATCGCCGGCACGATGTACTGCTTACGGAACTCTTCGATGTGCAGTGTGCGCTCGACATCGCTGAAAGACATCGGGATGGTCCAGAAGCGGTTGAGGGTCAGGGGTACCGTCTCGTCGGTCTGACCCTGCGGTACGATGGCCGGTCCCTGCTGGACGGTCCAGCGTTTCGGTTTCTTGACGTTGATCGTGTTGCCGATCTGAGCGCCGGAACGAGCGAACTCGCTGGAATACTGCTTGCGAACGCCTTTCAGGAAGCCGATGGTGTTCTGAAACTCCATCATGGCCTCTTTCGCGATCACCGCGTCCGTTAAAATTACGTTACTACCCATGGTATTTCTCCTTTTATTTTACCTGCGTAGAGGTCTCATTGATGCTTGGCGGTGTGCGACATACTCCTTGTAGCTAGCCGTCTCAGGGTCAAACGGTTGTGGGCTTACACCCAATGGCACCGTGGCAATCGGCTCGGGTGCCTGGGATACTGCGCGGGGCGGTGCCGGTGCCGGTTTGTTGGCGAGGGTGGCGGCGATCTGCCCGAGTGCCATTGCAGCCTGGATCGGCGGCAGGGCGTTGATGCGGTTGCATTCAGCCAGGTTGGTCCCGAGGTAGTACGCCACGTCGGCGCCGTTCTCGCTGGACTTGATGACCTCGGCAACGGTGGCTGACTGACCGAATGCCGGATTGCTGATCACCTCTTGGAAGTCGGGGTAGCGTGTGACCGCTGTGACCCGCTGCTTCTCCCACTTGGTGTCCGTCTCCTGTTGAGTGCGCTGTTGCACCAGGTGCTGGTCGCGCTGCTCGATGCGCTGTAGGACGTTGTGTTCGGCCAGTTTGACGATGTACTGACGGTCGGCTGCCTGAAAATCATCCCATGACTCGTAGTCATCGGACTTGGGTGCGACCGGTGGACCTGACGGTGCGACCGGCTCGGCGGGCGGTGCCGGTGTGGCTGCGGCAAGTTGCCCACGGAGAAATGCCGCTTCCTCGCGTGCCTGTCGTAGCTGCTCGTCGCGCTCCTGTCGTTTTCGCCGTTCCGCTGCCGCCGCTGCCTTGAGTCCCGTTGTGCTATCAGGCTCAGCGGGTGGCTCGACCGGTGCCGGGGGGTCGGTGAGCGCAGGGTCGGTCGGTGGCTCGGCTGGTGCCGGGGTTACCGGCTCGACAGGTGCTACAGGCTCCGTGGTGGTGGTCACACTCCCGTCAGTAACTTCCATTTTCCTCTCCTTGCTTGCCCGATAGGCGGCATCCCTTTAGAATGGTGATACTTGCCCGTTGGCCGGCACCGCCTGCTGCTGTGCTGCTGCCTGTGGTGTGTGACCATGTAACTCGGCCAGCACGCTCAGTATCTCTTGTCTCAGGCTCGACATCTCGCCCTGTGCCTCTTTGCCAACCCTCAGTTTCTCAACCTCGACCTTGGCGGCTTGCAACTTAACCTTCTCCTGCTCCAGTTTGACCTTCTCCATTTGCATCTGTGCCATGGGGTTGGGTGGCTGCGGAGGCATCGGCTCTTCACCCGGGGTCGGTTTGGCGATGCCCGGCGGCAGGGTCTTCTTGATCCGCTCGGCCAGCACATCGGCGCCCACCACACCCGAGTTGCCCACGATCAGGTCGGCACCGAGACCCATCTGCTTGGGCAGCGCCGAGACTAGACGCAGCATGTACTCGCTGCTCTCCTGGCGCTGTGTAGCGTACGATGGGCCGACTGTCACCTTGACCGCGTACCGACCGGCTGTGATGTCGTTGAATTTGGCGTCCCACCCGCCACGCTGGCCGGCTGCGACCAGACGGGTCGTGTTCATCCCCTTGTAGCGTTCGGGGTGCGCCTGTATGGCGTTATAGGCGTCCCTGACCGTCATGTTGACAGGCAGGTAGGTCTCGGTGTCATCCAGGCCACGTAGTCGCACGTCGCGGGGCGTATCGTATAGTTCGGGGATCATCTCGTTCTTGATCTTGGCACCGTGCGCGATGCCCCGGGCCAGGTTGTCGATGTAGCTGAACGTCCGAACGTCACCGGGCTTCTGGCGGGCGGTCACAGCGGCTCCGGTGCGCTCAGGGCCGGCTTGGCCGAGGTCGGCGCCGTGCATCCCTATGGTGCTCTCAAACATGCCCATGGCGGTCTGGAGTTGGCTGAACAGAGCGGCTGGCAGCGGCCCCGGGCCTTGGCGCATGGGCGGGGGGAGTGGGTTACCCTGCTCGGTCTGGTCGGCGTTGTACTTCAGGAACGGCAAGTTCTTCCTGTTGGCGTTCTGGTAGTCATCCTCGTAGCCTTCAAACTGGCGAGCCGTACCGACCCAAGGGGCTTTCGGCTCCAGGGCGATCCGCTCGGCAAGCGCACTGGCTGAGTAATTGACGTACTTGGCTGAGTCCTTGGCGTTCCGTACCAGACCGGAGATGTACGTCTTGCCCTCGATATTGGTCCGGTGGCCGGTCAGCAGGATGATCGGGATGTACGACCCGGGCACGTCCTCGCCTTCCAGACCATTCTTGGACAGGATGTCGGACGCGGTGATGATGTACTGCTTGACGGTGGTGTACTCGGCGTCGGCCTCACGGATGATGGTGGGTGCCTGCGGCTGTGGGGGTAGTACCGGTGCCGTCTGAGGAATTGCGGGTAGCTCATTGGGAGGGGCAAGGGGCTGTTCCGAACTCAACTCAGGCGGCACCGATGCGGTGGCCGCTGGTGCGGTCAGTGATGCGGTGGCAGGGGGCAGCGCCGGCACATCGGCCTTAGCGATCACACTGCCGTCAGACATCAGGCACATGGTTCGCTTGTGTTTCTTACGGACGAAATACTCGGCAACTGTGACGGTCTCAGTGTCGAACCAGTTCTGGTAGCTCAGACCCTCGCCAACGGGCATGGAGTCACCCGGCACATTCTTGCCCGGGTACTTGGCCTTGAAGTCGTCAACGGGTATCTTGCTGATTATCCAGCCGCGCTCGGCGTCGGAATAGATGGGGCAGACGGCGTGCCGGTCCATGACCACCGTGAACGGGTTGGGGATCAGTTCGTCGTAGAACTCCTGAATGAAGGGGTTTTCTTCGGTGTAGCGGGTGCGTATGCGCCATGCGCCATAGCCACACGTCACGTTGCTGGTCGCCGCCTCGACGTAGATGTAGTCGCTGTTCGACTGGTACTCGGAGTCAGCGATGATACCTTCACGGATGCGGGCGATCTGAACGTCTGCTGTGGAGTCACCGGGGGTGATACGGGCACGGGGGCGGTTATGGCGTATGTCGCCGGTCACCTGGTTGATAAATTGGGGGAACAGGTTTACTTCAAGGGATGGCCGACCGTCTTCCTTGCGCTCGTCAAGCACCGTGGAGTCCCACATGGCACCCGGGACCGTAGCGAACTTCAGGTCCTCGACGGCTGCTAGGCGATTATGCTGATCGGCTAACAGGTCGGCGTCGAGTTCCTTCACACGGGCTGATAGGAACTTTTGCACGGCTGTGCGCGGCGTATTGGATGCAGTGGTGGATCGGGGTTTTGCCATCGTGCGGTATCCGTCCCTTTTGGTTTACCGGCTGGCACACAACCCCCAATATGCGGTCGTGTGGTGTGTATGGTACTGTCGCGGGTAGCCTATGCTTGTGTGTGACGGTTGTCAAGGGTTTTTATTATGTCCTCAACGGTTATTCTCACACCGTCGTAGCCGCCGTCTCTCGGACTCCACTCACCAACTTTGACACTCTTACCGTAGTCGTTCTCAATTTCTACAAAACACCACTCAGGCTTTGCCATATCAACCTGGTTGAGGATGATATTGATCGCACAACCGGCATAGGATTCCAGTAATCCCACGCGTTCCTCTGCTCGATTGCACTCACCTCGACAGTCTTCATAGTTTGCCTGTTTTTCAGCCACCTCGGCACGCAACCTCTCTACCTCGGCACGTAAAACCGATGAACAACTGTGCTGACCATCCTGCCCGCGTTTCCATTCATACCCGCAATTGCAGCATTTGCATGTCTCGTCGCCCATCGCCCCTACCCCCTCTGTTGACTAGTTATGTGGAAATCCCGACACACTGGGCACTTGTACGCGTACAGCGGCACTGCATTGTGAAACTGGCTGATGTCAGAGCGGCTTTGCGTGTGGCCCATCGGGTTTTTCCACTGATGCAATGCTTGGTCTGACATCGCATGGTCACACCCGCCCGTCCACCGTCTGCCGCGTGTAGCGTATGCGACCATCGCCGCCCACCGGGTGCGCCCCTTGCCAACATGCCCTTGTGGGCCTTTGCAGGTCCACTTGCCTGCTCGGTTGGTTACTCGTACCCTGGCGGCGGTCACGACAGACCTACGAGTGATTTGGGTGATTCGTCTTTGTCCAGGGTCTTCTTGAACCCGATACCAGCCGCCGTGTGATACACGATCACTCCTTCCGGTTTCATAAAACCCGGGGCGGCCACACTGCCTTTGGACCTTAGATCGTTTACACACTCGTCCACCATCTCGGTGGTGAAGATACCCTTGTAAAGCGTCGGTACTACCCCGCAGCAAGCTGGTCGGTCTTCACCCCACCGGCTTACGTTGAACAGGCTGAATCGCTTGTCCAGCAATCCATATTTGCGTTGGATACCCTGGCCCCACCACTCGCCGAAATGTTGACCGATTCCGAGATTCATCAGGTCTTCTGCGTTGGTCTGGCACCATTTGGCAAACCCGTAGTTGTCATCCTCGGGGGTGACCCACCGTGTACGGCTGCCGGCGAATAGACCGATGTTGTTGCTTTTGAAAATCAGTTGTTCAGGGTCGTAATCCCACTCGGAAAGGTCCGAGATAAACACCTGAGCGTTGGTACCGTCGATCTTTTCGGTAATGATTACTTCGCGTGAAAGCCTTGCCATCTTTGGAAATCCTACGAATTGCATATAACCCCCTTGACCCCTCCGGGCCTGTGTACCTACCCCCATTCGCCTCTGGGTCGCTGCCCGATGCCGCTCCCCTGTGCCATCAGTGATGTGACGCTCTGTACCTTGCGCTTCGCGTAGCGGTGAAACGGGAACACTCGGAACATGTCGTAGGCATAACTCCACATGTTGAGAATATCGCTATGAGCGAAGCCGAATTGGTCCATTTCAGCCTTCATCTTGTCGATATATTCCTTTGCTATGCCAGTCGAATAGTACAGCTTCGAATTATTCAACGGCCATTCCAACGCGCTCGATATGCGGTTCTCCAGTTTGCGGCCAGCGGGCCGCAGCAGGAACAGGCTGCCGTTGATCACACTCAGCTTGCGGCCCTTGGCGGCCAGTGCATCGGCTACGTGGACCTCCGTGGTGCTCAGACCGACCTTTTCCACGCCCATCTGCATGATCATACCGTGCTTCAGGTACATCCTGACGATGGTATCCACTGCCTGGCTGTGGGTCATCTGGTCGGCCACCACGTCCTCCAGGCACACGTCGCTGATACCCAGGTCATCGTCGGTTGCTTCGTCGCCTAAACGCCTGGCGAGGCTGTCGCTCGGCACGATGCTGACCACGCCAATGGACCACAGGTCACCCGGGCCGGTGATGTTCGTGTCCGTGCCACCCGCCTGGTCGATGACCATCATCTTAAACCGATCAGCCCACTTGCCGACCCGCAGGAACTCAGGTGCGATGGGTTGCAGCATCCCTTTGTCGAGCGTGATGTCCTCGCGGGGCGACGGGTCGCAGAGCTGCTGGCTGTTTACGTGCTTGGTACGCTTGATGCGCTCCCAGGTGTCGGGATCGAGCAGTACAGGCTTGCCGTTGATCGTACCGTCATCGGTCGCCGGCACCACGCGCAATTGCCACATCGGGCGCCCCGGGACTACGTTACCCTCGGCGTCCTTGGTTTCCTCAAATTTCATGTCACCGATGCGTTTTACAGGTCCTACCCATGAGTAGTAGGTGCCTATGACCCTGCGTTTGTCGTTGTCGGACCCTGTGCCGAGGTTGTAGACGCACATCTGGAACTTGCTGAACACTTCCTCCAGCATTTTCGGGCTGCCGGCGATGTCCTCGGTCTCAATATCGTCAAAAATGATGCGTTCGTAGTGCCTTCCTGTCGGGCTTCCTTCCGTCAGACCGTATGCCTCCACGGTGCTCTCACCACGGCTGGCGGCCTTACGTCGGAACACAATTCCGTCGTCCTCACTCCATTTCGGGGCATCCTGCGCCGGATTCGGCCACAGAACGTCCTCAAACGCCCATTTGAGCAGCACGGATTGTTCGCACAGGGTTTTGATGGCGCGTAGGAACTTCTTGGCGACCGGACGGGCGTAACCGAGGATGCAGGTACATTCCTCGGGGTACTTGAGGTGGTACTGGAGCGTTTCGGCTATGGTAATTGTTAATGATTTGTAATGAAAACGTGCCCATACGTCCAGTGTGTCGGATTGAGGACCGTCCTGCAGCATCCGGCACTGTGTGACCACAAACGGATGGTTGGCCTTCTCGATCCCCATGACCCAAATCAGGATGTAGAAGATGTCGTTGGTGATGAGCATCCGTTGGGCGCCCTTGGCCCGGGCCTCACGGTCGTGGTCCTCCCCGCCGGCTATGTCACGGAAGATGTCCTCGTAGCGGTAGCGATACCACGTCCTGTAAGGGAAATCAGGGTGCTTGGCGAGGGTGTGGATGTCGTCACCCTGCAGCTTGTGACTGAGGCCGAGGGTCTTACGCAACTCCAGCAATGCGGCGTCGTAGACGCTTTTGCAGGATGCGATCTGAGGGTGCGGTGTGAACTTGACAGCCATCGGTTACCCTTTGATGTTGATCAGCGGTTTGATGTGGTGAACCACTCGGACCATCTCAGACTGCTGACGCATTACGTCGAAGATGTCCTTGTAAGCCAACGGCGATTCGTCCAGCGTATCATTGCCCACCTTGGCTGTCACACCACACATGGTCGCCCTGAAATCATCCACGTTCAGTTTGCGTTGAGCCTCTTTACGACCCATCACCCTGCCTGCCCCATGTGAACTGGACCACAGCGCATCGGGGTTGCCTTTGCCCTCAACGATGAAAGAGCCGTCCCGCATGTTGCCTGGGATAACACCCATCATGCCCACCTCGGCGTGGGTAGCCCCCTTACGATGAACCCACAGCCCGTCTTTCCACTCGGCGTGGTTGTGATTGCGGTTGATCAGTTGCTGCCAATCGGCGGAGCCGTCACAGTAGTGGGTCATTTCCCGCACGACTCGTTGAATGATCTGGTGCCGGTTTTCCAGGGCGAATGCAAGGCAAAAAGCAAGATCGGTGATGTACGCCCGACCCTCGGACGATCTTGTATGGAATCCGAAATGACCCTCCCTTGCCCTACCGTCGCAGGATGCCATTTTCATGTAGTGGGTGGCGACGGCGTGCCCGATCCCTCTGGACCCCGAGTGAACGATGATCCACACCCTGTCGGTCTCGTCATACCCAATTTCGATGAAATGGTTGCCGCTGCCGAGCGACCCGAGTTGGCGCAGACCGTTTTTACTGAAAATTGCAGCGGTGGCAGGTGTACACTCCGGTCCTTGCCATGCCGTATCCTTCTGGTTGTGGTTGAACCCGACCGGCACAGCACTGTAAACGCTGTTGAAAATTCCCACCGCATATTTAGCCACAGGTGCCTTGTTAAACGTGGTCGGAACAGCGCACATGCCGCAGCCGATGTCGTAGCCGACCCATGACGGGATGATCACACCGTCTGTGGCTATTACCGCGCCGATGGGCAGGGTGTAGCCTGTGTGGGCATCCGGCATGAGAGCGCCTTTGACGGCGAAATCCTGCTCCATTGCGCTGTTGAATTGGTCGATTGCGGATTGTTCGAGGATTTCTGCGAAAATGTGAGTCTCTTTCATAGGTAGTATCCTTTTGAAGAGTTATTTTTGTGGTCGGAGCGGTTGGATTTGAACCAACGGTTAAACTAGATTATGCTCTTTTCTGTGGCAATTTGCACATAACACATCACATTTGCTAATTTCTGCTAAGATACGTTTTCTACCTAGAGTTAGGTTATTTGCAATAACAAAATCTTTTTGTGCTGCATCTCTGTGGTGAAAGTCTAAGCAAGCAGGATGTGACTCACCACAACGAACACAACTTAAGGTCTGTTTATACTCACGAAGCCATTGTTGTTGGTTTTGTCTTCGTTGTTTACGTTGCTCCACAATCTCTGCTCGTTTAGATTGGTATCGTTTTTGATCGTACTCAATTCTATACTCAGGTGTCCATTGACTCATTGATAGTCTCCTAAACATAAGATGATGCGTTTGTAACATATGTTTTGAACAACTGTCAACAAGTTCAAATTGGTCTGCTATAAATGACTTGAACATTTAACCTCTCCGTCCCAAACGGAGTGCTCTACCAAATTGAGCTAATAGCAGTTTTATAAACTTCGCGCTCCGGTCTGGTGTGGTGCCAGATTTTCCCCCGCTAAAGGTAGGAGCGCAAACACATTAACGCTGTGTGGTGCGTATGTCAAGCGGTATTGTCACACGGGGTCTCATCCAGTATGTTCAACACTTCCTCGACAATGATGCGCCGGACGAATGGGCATACCGTCGTGATGGCTAGTGTGATGATCGACTCTATGGCATCGCGGTATGTCACTGTACAGCAACCTCGTCGCTGTCGTACACGAAATCGGCGGGATGGTAAACGTCATCGTGGACAACTAACCCATCGACACACTGTATCTCGCGGTTACACCAGACGCACCAGTATCCCATGCTACCTCCCCGTGTCCAGTCGTTCAATCAGCCCGATCAGCAGGCGTTCCATGTGGGTGCTGCGGCACTGCTCCACGTCGATCCAGGGGCAGAAAAATATCTGGCTGAGGGTTATCTCGACCTCATGCACCCCGCAGCGTTCCTCGATGTCCGACACACTGGCCGCGAATGCTTTGAAGCACTCAAGCGACTTGATCTGGATGCCGTGGAAGCGGAGTTGAGTGATGGGAGCGGGTGGTCGCTTAGCCACGGCGCTGAGTGAGGTCCAACCCATCGGCCACCTTGGCGGCTTTGCTGGACTGACGGTCGTGCAGCACCTGAGCTACAGCCCTACACACTGTGGTGATGGGGATCGTGCCCCGCTTGGCTGGTGACTTCACCTGTTGCTTCATGGTCACACCTCCGCTGGCCGCCATACGGCGGTGAACGGTTTGTCGAAATCCACTGGTATAGCGCGATGGGGTGCTAGATACCAGCACGGGATCGTGAACAACCTGCTGAGTGTTATCATTCGCTGCTGTCGCTGTGTCATGGTCACACCTCCGTGTGCTGTTGCCCTGCGCGGCAATACTATGCCCGTGTGTGAGGGCTATGTCAAGGGGTTATTGCACCCTGCCTGGTCAAGCGTAAATCACCGGGTCCAGGCGCGACTCATCGGGGATCAGGTCCATACCGGCCAACCCCCGCCGTATCTTGCCAATAGCCTCCCGCTCGATCTGCTGGATGCGGGTGTGAGAGACGCCCATGACGTGGGTCATGCCGCCAGTGGCCTTGGCGGTCGTGTAGGTGGGTTTACGTGGGGGCATTGGTTGGCTCCCTTCAACGCAGTGTATACGGACGTTAGGCTGATACCAAGCAAAATGGCGGTATCTTTCCTCGACACACCAGCATCCAACATCGCTCTGATCGCGTCGAGTTGCACCCTTCTAGGTTTACGTGGCTTATTCGGTCGCATCCAACCATCTGGTCGAACGATTTTTGGGCGACCCATGACTTTTGATCCTGTGGGTTTACCCATCTTCGGTGTAGCAATGCATTCATCGAGTGCAATCAACCCGGCTGGATCAAACAAATCGTTCAATTTAGCAAATTCACCATGTAGTCGGATAGCAGCGTCGTTGTACACTTTGGCTGCTTCAACTACATCAGTAAAATAACCCAATCTATGCTCTACCCCACCAGCATATATACGTGCCTCCCATTTTTTGTCTCTTTTACGCCACCATACACCTTTGTAACCTGACGATGTTGGCTTCTGATTGGGTCGTCTGTTCTGGCTATTACCTGAATAAGTACTCAACCGCAGGTTACAACGTCTGTTGTCCAGTCCGTTTCCGTTAATGTGGTCAACCGGACCATCAGGAAAACCCATTATCTCTCTGTGCATAGCCACATGCTTCTTATCAGCCATTTTTCCAAGCGACACCCGGCGGGCGTATGCTGATCTACTCTCCCGATGGTCGTAGACGTACCATCTGAACTGTGACAACCGCTCATAATCCTCATCGTCAACCAGAGCGGTGTACCCTCTACCTAGTGGTATCTCTCTCATTTCACACCAGCCTTCTGCTGGCGCAGTATCCGGTACACCGACGCCGATCCGATACCCAACTGGCGTGCTGCGGCCAGCCGTGTAAATCCCATGTCGAGTAGAGCCATCACCTGTTCGGTTTGGTTCCTGGCGCTCGGGTGGCGGCCTTTGTACCGCTTCTCGGATTGTGCCCGAATGATACCGTCACGCTGCCGCTCCAGCATCATCTCCCGCTCAAATTGGGCGATGGCACCGAGTACCGTCAGCATCACCTTACCTGTGGGGGTGCTGGTGTCGATATTCACATTGAGAATGCGGAAGGTCACACCTCGCTTGGTCAAGTCCTCTACGATGGTCAGTAGGTGCTGTGTGCTGCGAGCTATGCGGTCAATCTTGCAGATGACCAGTACATCGCCCTTGGTGAGCCTGCCCATGAGTGTGGTCAGTTCGGGTCGGTCATCCTTGGCCCCGCTGACCTTCTCCTTGTAGATGTGTTGACATCCTGCCGCTGTGAGCTGTTCGATCTGTGCGTCAAGGTGCTGTGCTGCGGTTGAGACCCTTCCATACCCGTAGACTGTCATCGGTGTGTCCTCCTGTGATTTGATACCAGGAGAATACTATATCATTGATACGCCTGTCAATGACTCATTTAACCGATTTGTAAATTTTTGTACGCACCCTGTCAGGTGGGTGGCGGCCTTTACTCAACGAGCCGCAAAAGGGGTCATGGCTCCCCCTCCCTGGCGGAATGCACAGAATTTCCAGCCTGGCTCCCCGGTTGCTGGAGCTAGATCGCCTATCCATGCGGGTTCACGATACCAAACACAACATACGGTAGATCAATGGGCGATGGTTCATTGATACAATGCCTTGTAAAATGCCCCTAAGTTATTGATCTACTTACCAATCGCCCCCTCGATCACCTGGCCAGATGCCCGTCATTTATACCGATCCAGCTCAAACGGAAGGTAATCGGCCAAATTTCCGTTCAAATTAATGTTCTGCCTGACTATTGGGTCAACTCGATCCTGGACCATTGAGGCGGCGGCTAGCATGTTCGTGTGACTGGGGTAGACCTTCTCAATGTATTCAAGGGGTTGCGTCGGGTCGTCTTCCCTCATGACTGGCCGTCCGGTCGCTTTGTCGATGATCAGGCGGCTCGTTTTGAGGGGTTTTCCCTTGAGTGCATTTTTGACCACGGACCCGGCCAGACGCTGCATTTCGACCGTGTGCAAGGAGTATTCTGAACAATGAGCCTTTAGAATAGATACCGCTGCTGCGGATGGCTCTTTGTTATGTACCAGATTATAGGCGTCTTTCGGCTCAACTCCATGATCTACCACAAGTTTGATCGCCTTTCTAGTCCTATGCGTCAATGTTCCCTTGGGTTTGCCTGGTACCGTGGCGGTGTTCCCGCGCTTCGTGATATACGTCCTTGCTGTGGGTGTGGCTGTCACACTCGGCGCTGCCGCTGCTGCAAAAATCCCTTCTGGATCAAAGTCTTCCATAACTGAGTATTCCTTTTACTCACTGGTGTGTTGAAAATGTACTCACTGACTATTTGCCTCGCGGGATAATAACGCATGGGTGTGCCGTGTGTCAAGAGGCATGATCACATGCGGCGCTGCCTGGCCGTGTGACGAGGTGAGCGGTGGCCAGAACTCCCAATGGCTGTATTTTCCTGTAATCGTTCTGGGGTTGTTGATTTCATTGAATAAATCTGAATCCCAGTGGCGCGCTCCATATCGCCTATGTAATTAGTGATAAAAGATAAATATTGAATCTATTATTCTATTATATAATACAGTAATAACATCACATATTTATCTTTTATCATCACCACTATACATTAACTAATAGAAAGTAAAGGGATTAAAATAGAGAAGGGTTAAGTGACTGAAATTATTGATTTCCCGCTACTCTATCATGGTTGGAATAGCATATGGAGTAACGGGGTGGCCGGTGACGTAATTACAGGTAGTTACAGCGTCGGCTGCTGGCCGCTGTGAGGCGTGTGAAAATAAATGCTTGTTGCTGTTGTAGTCAGTAGAAATCTGTGTTACTACGTCGTATCAGAGTTTCATAATAACTACGGTAAAGGGGTACCACATGGCAACTCAGTCATACAAGTGTTTAAAGTGCGGGATGGAGTGGAATAGTAATAAACCGGGACATCCTGTCCAGTGCAAAAGGTGCAAGCGGAAAGATTGGGACGGGCTACATAATAGCACGGGGCGGCTGCTGTCTGCCCCGGTGGTGCGGGTTGCTGCAGCGGCGGTGCCGAGTGTGACGGTTGGCGTGCCGTGTACCTGTGCATGGTGCGGCGGTTCTTGGGTGTCGCGGTCTGCTGAGACGGTCCCGGTGCAATGCCCCAAGTGCAAGCGGGTGAAGTGGGGTGGTGTCGATCCATTCGACCCTGAGGGGTTGCTAGAGCCTGGCCGGTGCAAGTGTGACAAGTGCGGTAATGATTGGATAAGCAAGGTTGCTGGATTGCCTAAGGCTTGCCCATCGTGCCGGGCAACGAATTGGAGTAAGGCTGCTGTTGATGCTTGGGTACATGAGCGGAAAAACCCTGAGTTGGCCGATTGCGCTATTAAATGGTTCTATGCGTCAACGGGTCCACGTGGCGCGAAAGAGTTGCAAGGTGACCCGGTAACAGGGACACACCAATGGCATGTGAATATAACCGGCCTATGTAATATCTGCGGTTGGAATAATCTTACCGGTGTGCAAGTCGGCAACAATAACCCTACACCGATAACGGAAGCTGAACGTGAGCGGCGTATAACGCAATGGGAGATGGAAAACCCTGGGGAGAAATGGTAATGACAAAGCGAAAAGCGACGAAAGCGGAACGATTGGAAACAAAGCGGCTATCTAGCGAAAAATGGTACGATTGGCACGTCAAGCATTACCCGGCTGTAGTGATGCTGCCTGACGCAAAGCCTGACGGGTTACTGAGTAAGGCGGCGGCTATCGCTGGCGGGGTGCGGTGGTATCGTACCGGTGAGAGGTTGCCGTGTGGCCATGCAAGTTGGCAATTCGTGAGCAATGATAAGTGCCGGGCGTGCGGTCTGGTTGCTGCGGTTGCGGGTATGGAGCGATAAGCGGTGCCGGTACGTGAGCCGGTGTGAATGTATAACAAGGGGATTAAGACAATGGAGATCTATGTATTAAGCTCGATGGTTGGCCGGTACGATTCGACGGATATTGATGATCGTACCGTTGTAATTGTGGGGCGGGAACGTGCGGAATACTGGTATGATTACCGGCTAAAAGACATCCTGACAAGGGTAGGTGATAGCAGGGATTACAACATCGTGGTTGAACTGATTGAACCGTTCGTATCCCATGCGACGGGGTGTCTTGTCGCGGAAAGAGATAAACCTGCCGTTAGGAGGTACGTCAGAATGTCGGATGCTCACGCTCACACGGGTGAGATTGCTGTTGGGGTGCTATGCAACTCCTGGGTGTCTGCGGGTCTGTAGCACTGGTTGTGCAGGGTAGCAGATAGGCCCGGTGCCGTGTTGAGCGGTCACCGGGCCTATTGCATCAGCAACAGGTCTCGTCTCCCTCGTCAAGCTGTTCGAGGCAATACGGGCCGGGTTCGGCATCCTGTATGCTCCAACTAGCGCCACAATCCGGGCAAGATGCGAAGTGTTGTCCGTGCTCATAGAATACCTGCCGCGTGTGCTCCCTCCCCTCGTCTTCTCCTTCTAACCATGCTTCGATATCTGCCGTTGCGTCGGGGTCCGTTGTGCTCGGCTGCTTTGCCGGTGTGGGTATTCGGTGTCCATATTTAACAAGGTAAACCATCGCTGCGGCTTGCTCCTGCAGTTCGTCAATCTCAGTGTTCCCAGCGTCTACGGTCTCGATGAAGGAAGTAAGTTCGTTAACGAGTTCTTTCAGGTCGTTAATCTGATCGTCGTTGCTTGTGTAATCATCATCGTTCATTGGGTTGCTCATGCTCTACTCTCCCTTGCCTCTCGGCGCTATCCCCGATACCAAATTATCAACAAGTAAATGCCTATACTGACGGCGGCTAATAGTTCAGTCATGGCTGCACCGTGGTTGCGGTGTGCACCGGTCCGCTATATCCAGCAATGCGGCGGCTACCTGGCGAAGTGTCACGGGGTCCGATGGTATCTCGATGCTGCATCTGCCCGTTGTGTCGCGGGTCGTGGTTGGCTGCAGGATGACTATGTGGCTGGTGCCGGTGTGGTATATCTCAAGGCCGGATGACTTGAAATAACCGTTACGGCCTATGAAATGGGTGGTTGTTGGGTATGGTATGTCTTGGCGCTGTGTGCTCATGGCTGCACCTCGTCAATATACATTCCGTTTATGCCGGTGTGATATTTCCATCGGATCGGTTTAACATCCGCATTGCGTGTTGCAAGATACAGAAGGTTTTTGTTGTCCTTCCATGCGTAAAAATAGCATTCGGACTGTGCAAGTTGAAAACCGGCGATAAATGCCTTGATATCTGCCGGGGTTCTCATGCCGAGTTTGACGGCTAATAATTCGGCTTCGTCTACTCGGTAAAATCGGGGTGCCCCTTCCAACATACCTTTTTCAAATGCGTATGTCTGAGTAATTTTCAGTTTGATCACGGCTTGCCTCCTTTAATGCTTCGAGTAGGCCCGGCGCTGCCTGGCCGTGTGACGGCTAACAGTCGGGCGGTTGCTGCGGTGGCCTGGTTGGCCGGTGGTGGTGTGGGTTGCATGACTGGTGCCTCCTGGCGGTGTGATTACCTGCGTTGCGGGTGGTCTTCCGATATGTGGCCGGCTGCAATCCATGTAATCCGCTGTTCGTTCTGCTCGCGGTCCTGTAGCTCCTCGTCGTCCCAATCGCCATATTCTGCTAGCTCGGCTATCAGGTCGGCGTCCGGTATGGCGGCAAGCTGGCGGCGTATGCGTGGGATGAGGGTGAGGGCTTCCACGTCGCGGTCACATT